CTGAAGTGGCGCAATATGCTCACTGGCTACCTGCATCAGGCTGTTTTTTGTTTCTTCCGCCTCCCGGATCCGGAACAGTTTTTCTGCTTCTGCATCTTTCACCCAGGCTGTGCCGTTCCACTTCTGAAACTCCCCTTCCGGCGATAACCAGGTAACATTTTCCGGTAATGAGCCGAGTTCAGAAATAAATAACGCGTCGCCGGAAGCCACGTCATAAACCGTTTTACCCCGATGATCTTCAACGAGATGCCACGATGACTCATCACTGTTGAAAACAGCCACGAAGCCAGCCGGAATATCTGGCGGTGCAATATAGGTACTGTTTGCTGGCAGACCTGTATGAGGCGGAATATATGCGTCACCTTCACCAATAAATTCATTAGTTCCGGTCAGCAGATTATAAATTTTTATGGTCCGTGGTTGTTCACTCATTCTGAATGCCATTATGCAAGCCTCACAATGTAGTTAAATGCGATGTTTTTGACAGTGTTTTCCGCGTTACCCGCAGCGTTAACGGTGATGGTGTGTCCATGTGAGCCAATCGCAACAGAGTGCGTATGAGCACCAATACCGACAGTATGTGCGTGAGCACCTGCAGATGCAGCTGTGCCGCTGACACTATGAGTGTGCGCTCCTGCAGCACTTGTATTCACACTGGCCGCAGACACTACCTTATGTACTGACCCATTTTGTGACCACTGGCTGACTGCTGATGCGCCTGTGACACTATGAGTATGGTTTCCGGCACTTGCGGCTGTACCGCTCACACTGTGCGTGTGCGCCCCGGTGTTATTCGTGGATTTAGTGCCGTAATCAAACGACGATGTGGTTTTCGTCCCCAAATCCGTACTGGATGCGCTGGCGCTGTGGGTGTGCGATTTAATGCCGTCCTGTTCCTGAGACAATACGGCCCGACCACTGGCAGGTTTGCCCTTAATCGTCCAGCCACGCATATCAGGGATCACGCCTGACGGATAAGCGGCTGCAAGTTTCGGGTATGCAGATTTGTCAAAAGTCTGCCCCTGCATCAGGGCATAGCCAGACGGAACGGTATCTGATGGCCACGGGATTGGTGCGCCAGGCGGATAAAACTGCTCTGATGGCGTATAGAGTGAATAAACTGTACCGTCCGTTAACCCTTCCGGCTTATTAGCAGAATATGCTGGTGACGTATGAATCGTCACGCTGGCATTACTGGTATAATCCCATTGAATATTTACACCAGTCGCATAATTTCCGATTGCAACGTAAATATCGTAAGTATCACCAGATGTATTGACCCAGGCAAAATTTGTAAACCCTGTCGATGTGCGCTGCCATAAAGCACCAGTAATCCCCTTCGGATTACCATTACCTGCACGCAAAACAAGTTCAGATATACCTGCCTGTTGAGGTGACCCCACGTTAAATCCCGCGCCACCAATCAACGTAATTGAAACAACAGAACTCGCCTGTGGCATGGTTACCGTTGCTAATTTGAACCAACCAGCACCACCGCTGAATGACATTGTTGTTGAGTTAAGCGTACCAATATCTTTCGGCGTCAGTGTTATATCCGATGAAAGCGCCTTACCATTCACCTTACGGGCAGAAGGTACCCGACCATTCGCATTATCATTAGCTGCTTTCACTGCTTTCGGTGTCGCGGCAAGCGTTTCAGATGCGCTGTTGGTTGCACTACTGAGCTGGACAATTCCTTTTTGTGCTGTCGTAGCGTCCTGAGCAGTATATTTCCCGTTAGCAAGGTCATAGGCTGCCTTTACCGACTTTGGCGTTGCCGCCAGCATTTCAGATGTGCTGTTGGTCGCGTTGCTAAGCTGAACTATCCCTTTCTGTGCTGTCGTTGCATCCTGTGCGGTGTATTTCCCGTTAGCCAGCTCATACGCGGCCTTAACGGCTTTTGGCGTTGCCGCCAGTGACTCGGAAGTGCTGTTAGTCGCACTGCTGAGCTGTACTATCCCCTTTTTCGTCGTGCTCGCATCCTCAAGCGCCACGGCGGATGCAATATCCTCTGCCCGTTTTGCCGCTGTCTCAGCGCGCGTTGCTGCAGATTCCGCCGTACTTTTGCTCTGAGCTGCTGCCGTCGCACTACCAGCTGCCTCTGTCGCCTTCGTGGATGCCGTCGTGGCGCTGCTCTTCGCTGCTGACGCTTGTCTGGTCGCCTCATCTTTTGAAGCAGACGCAGATGATGCCGATGACGCCGCCGAACTGGCTGACGATGCGGCAGCCGTTTTTGAGGATTCTGCGCTGGTTTCCGACGCTTTCGCGTTCGTTTCGGATGTCTTCGCTGCGGAAGCAGAACTCGCTGCTGCGCTGGCCTGTTCAGTGGCTTCGCCAGCCTTCGTTGTGGCTGTTGAAGCAGACGATGCGGCACTTTCTGCCGATTTTCCGGCGGCGGTGGCACTGGCTGAGGCCTGCCCGGCACTTGTTGACGCGGCACTGGCAGATAATGCAGCCGCTGTTTTTGAGCCTGCTGCTGCGGAGGCACTCTGTTCTGCTGCCGTTTCAGAGGACTTAGCGTTTGTCTCAGACGTTTTGGCCGCCTTCGCGGAATTGCCTGCCGCCGTTGCCGAGGAGGCTGCACTACTGGCGCTCGAGGCTGCGCTCGTTTCTGATGATTTTGCCGCCTCTTTTGAAGCCGACGCATCCCTGGCTGAGGAGGCAGCTTCTGACGCTTTCGTGGTCGCGGTGGATGCAGAAGTGGCGGCTGATTGTTGTGACACTGCCGCATTCGTTTCTGACGTTTTCGCCGCACCGGCACTGGTAGCCGCCGCGCTTTTTGAGGACTCTGCAGCGGCAGCACTTTTTGATGCTTCAGTAGCCTTTGTTGATGCCGTTCCTGCGCTGGAAGACGCTGACTGAGCCGACGACGCGGCCTGTCCGGCTGACGTGCTGGCTGCGCGTGCTGAGTCCGCAGCATCAGTCGCATGGGTTGCCGCCTCACGGGCTGATGTGCTGGCATCGCTGGCTGACTTCTTCGCGGCTGCCGTGTTCTGTGCCACCGCGGACGCGTTACGCGCCACCTCTTCCACCATCAGCTCAAAACGGCGCAGTGCCTCCGGACGGACATCATCCTCAGTCATGGCACCAAGAAAATCATTCAGCGTACCGGGTTGAGAATCTTCATACACGGTGATGGTCCCGGCATGTGACGGCGGGAACCCTTCCACCAACAGAATGACGCTGTACTGACCATACTCGACGTCCATGCTGTAACGCCCTGCCTCATCCGGATTTTCAGAGGCCACCGTGTTCACCACCACCGTGGTGCTGTTACGTCTGGCTTTCAGTTGAATGGTGCAGTTCTGTATTGGTTTTCCCGCACCATCTTTCAGCACGCCTGATATTTGTACTGCTGCCATACCCACTCCACAAAAAAGCCCGCCTGAACCGGCGGGCTGTCATAACGCTGTGTTACTAATCAAAATTTATAACCGACACCCACGATGAAACCGTCAGTGCGCCAGTCACCGCTGCCGGAGCCTTCATAAGCGACATCAACGGCCACTGATTCGGTCGGGTTAAACTGCACGCCAGCCCCCCACGCCAGAGATGTGTTGCTGTAGCGAGCGTCATCACTTCCGGTCAGCACGTCGTGCGTTTTCCTCTTGTTGTCAGTTACGCGGAAATAATCCCCGGAAAAAGTCGACACACGGCTGTAAGCCACACCCGCCATCGCATACGCACTGAACCATTCATTCACACGCACAGACGGCCCTGCCATCACGCTGAACCAGCGGTTACGCACGTAATCCTCATGCCAGCGGGTATCGCTGTAATGCGTTTTTTGCTCATCTTCGGCGTTGGCATAACTGAAGGACGTAATCAGCCCCAGTGTGTCCGTAAACTCATAACGGTATTTCACGTTAATCCCGTTCAGATCATCGCTGCCGGGAGCGTCCGTACTGGCATGAAGATATCCTGCGCTCAGCGTGGACTGATGCTCAGACGCCCATGCAGGCACACCGGATACGGCCAGACAAATGGCTGCGGACAAAATTGCTGCACAAACTTTACGCATAATTACCTCCCGATTTTCTGCAATAAAAAAGGCGCCATTTCTGGCGCCCGTTATTAGGGTTATAAATATTTCAACGGATACTGATGCCGGAAGCCGCTTTTTTGGTCACAATCACCGTACAGTCGGTGATATTACCTGCCCGCTGATTGCCTTTATGGAAAACCTTAAACTCCAGAGTGACGCTTCCCCTGCCACTCGGCATATCAATAACCGCACTGTAGCTACCGGGAATGGCCCCTTTAGTTTCTCTGGATGCGATTAATACACCGTTTTTGCGAACTTCAAAACCATAACCCGTGTATCTTGTACCTCCCGGGTTATTACCACTTCCCGGATCGCTATACGCTATTCCGTTAAAGATAATGGGCGGAATAATGATTTGACGGTCAAAGTTATGATCATCGCTGATGGTGACTGTAACCGTCCCGTTTGGTGTTTCCGTGTTACCCCACGTACCAGCCTGTTTCGGAAATGATTTGGATACAGCTTTAACGAAGTCACCTCTGACCTGAGTCGCCTCCAGCATGCCCTTAATCGTACAGTTTTCATTTACCGTGACGTTGTTGAGCGTCCCGGAGTTCGCATTCACACTGCCACTGATATCCGCATTTTTAGCGGTCAGCTTTCCGTCTGATGTCAGGGAAAATACCGGTGGATTTCCACCGCTGGTAATGGTGGGGGCCGTCAGGCGCTTCAGGAACACGTCGTTCATGAATATCTGGTTGCCCTGCGCCACAAACATCGGCGTTTCATTCCCGTTTGCCGGGTCAATAAACGCGATACGATTGGCGGCAACCAGAATGGATTGAAGACTGGGCCGACTACCTTGTGGGCTTTGATGCTAATGGTGACACCATTCAGGCAACAAAAGCGGCTGCGGCGGTCCGTAAAATCACGATTGAAGCAAACCAGACCGCTGATTTTGAAGATAATGACTTCAGCGGCAAACGCTCCCTGATGGAGTCTGTCGAAGCGAAGACCAAAGACATTATGCCAGTGGCATTTGAATTTAAATGCATTCCGTTTGAAGGTCTGAAAGAACGTCCGTTTAAATTACGCCTCAGCATTATCACTGGCGATCGTCCGGTACTGGTTCTGCGCATTATTCAGCTGGAGGCGGTGCAGGAAGAAATGGCTAACGAATTTCGTGATCTGCTTGTTGAGAAATTCAAGGACAGCAAAGTAGAAACCTTTATTGGTACTTTCACCGCCTGATTTCATTACTGCAAATGCCCCTGAGGGGGCATTTATGGAAACGTAATTTACTCAATAATCGCCGGATGGTGAGGGATTCTTTTTACCAGAATTCAGCGCGGTGCAGCGCATATACGTGGAGAACAAAATGTCATTTATTAAAACTTTTTCCGGGAAGCATTTTTATTATGACAGGATAAATAAAGACGACATCGATATTAACGATATCGCGGTTTCCCTTTCAAATATCTGTCGCTTTGCCGGTCATCTTTCGCACTTCTACAGCGTCGCCCAACATGCGGTTCTTTGCAGCCAGCTGGTACCGCAGGAATTTGCTTTTGAAGCATTAATGCATGATGCAACAGAAGCGTATTGCCAGGACATCCCCGCTCCACTGAAACGCCTTCTTCCTGACTATAAACGGATGGAAGAAAAAATTGACGCCGTAATCCGTGAGAAATACGGGTTACCCCCAGTTATGAGTACGCCCGTGAAATATGCCGATCTTATCATGCTGGCAACCGAACGCCGCGATCTCGGGCTTGATGATGGCTCTTTCTGGCCTGTACTGGAAGGCATCCCGGCAACAGAGATGTTCAACGTGATTCCACTGGCACCTAGCCATGCCTACGGGATGTTTATGGAACGTTTTAACGAGTTATCGGAGTTACACAAATGCGCATGAATGTTTTCGAAATGGAAGGGTTTCTTCGCGGGAAATGTGTACCGCGAGATCTGAAAGTGAATGAAACAAATGCTGAGTATCTGGTGCGTAAATTCGATGAAGTACGTGCTGAGGCTCGCAACGAGGGTATTAACTATACCGCAAGCCGTCTTGCTGCTGCTTTCAATCACGGATTTATCAATAAGCCTTTGGCTGAAGTTTTCGACGTTACACGCATGATTCTGTCAGCAAAAGAAGAGTTAGCTAATGAATCGCATCCGATTGATGGCCTGTCCGGTGAATATGCAGAGAAATCCCTTGAAGAATGGGCGGAACGGCTTCGCAAAGGAGGCAGCCAGTGACTGGACATGCAGCAATCCTCGACATGTGCTGTGGCAGTCGCATGTTCTGGTTCGATAAGAATGACGACCGGGCGATATTTAGCGATATCAGAAAGGAAGAGCACACATTGTGTGATGGACGACGCCTGATTATCAGTCCTGATCTGATAGCTGATTTTCGTGCACTACCATTTGCAGACGCATCTTTTTCGATGGTTATATTCGACCCTCCGCATCTTGAGCGTGTTGGTGATAACGCCTGGATGGGAAAGAAATATGGACGGCTGAATAAAGATACCTAGCGTGATGATTTGCGGCAGGGATTTAAAGAAGCCTTTCGTGTGTTGCGTCCATCCGGCGTTCTGATTTTTAAATGGAATGAAACGCAAATACCTGTTCGCCAGATATTGGTACTGACCGACAGAAAACCTGTTATCGGTCAACGAACAGGAAAAAACGATAAAACCCACTGGATTATTTTTATGAAATAGGCATCCAGTGAGTAGGTTCGTAAGGTTACAGATACGTATATCTGAATAATTAAATTCAGTTCTGTAAATAAAATTTAATCCTTAACCGGAGGGATTCCTGCACCCTCAGAACATCAGGAGACCGCCCGAAAGGGCGGTAATGAAAAATGGCTGAATTAACCAAATGGCTACAAAACACGATTACCGGAATTGAAACGGTAGTAGACGATAAATCGTTTGTATGTGATGAAATAGTATTCAAAATCGATGTGGTTAAAAACGTACTTACCGCATTTAAAGTCGCGCTGGTATCGCTGGAAGTATTGATGATACTTTGTCGATCAGCGATGCTCTCTCAGAACTAAACCATTTCATTAACCGGCACGCAGACAATACGAAATATTTAAAAGTCTGGGGTAACGGGGCCACCTTCGACAACGTAATTTTACGTGGAGCTTACGAGCGAGCAGGACAAATCTGCCCGTGGGCGTACTGGAATGACCACGATGTACGCACGATCGTTACGCTTGGGCGTTCCATCGGATTCGACCCCAAAATGGACATGCCTTTCGATGGCGAACGGCACAACGCCCTGGCTGATGCCCGTCATCAGGCAAAATATGTTTCCGCTATCTGGCAGAAATTAATTCCTGCCACCAGCACAGAATTATGATTTTCCCGGGTGCAGCCGGTTTTGATGGAGAAAATTATGAACACCTTGTTTTTACTGATGGCTGAATTCAATACCCCAAACATTGAACTCTCAGCAGTTAGCCAAAAGTACTTTGGTATGAGTCCAGCCACGGCAGAAGCAAAAGCAAACGCTTGTAAGTTGCCCGTTCCAACATATCGCATCGGCACATCACAAAAAGCAAAACGTTGCATCAATATTCAAGATCTTGCGGAATACATAGACAAAAGGCGAGAAGAAGGACGTATCGAGTGGGAACAGGTCAGAACAGTCAAACAGAAGGACAAAGAACATCACTAAAGAAAAAACCCGCCTGAAGGCGGGTTTTCAAAAAGCACCAGCTATGATCATGCTGCTTTGCGACGACGAAGCTTACCCTGCTGCTCTTTACCAGAGACAGTAGCGTGAGTGAACGCATTAGGAGCAGCCTTCATCAGAACTTCAACAGCAGCACCCATACCTGCGAATGCTTTCATTGTGTCGAACTTAACCTGTGGCTTGGTTGCTTTTTGATCTTTCATAGAAAACTCCCGAGACAGTAAAGGCGTCTCTAACCCTTTCTTTAAAGCTAGCTTGTTTCGCTAACTTATGCCAATCGATCATGTCGATTGGTGACATCGTTTCTTAGTAGTTTAAGCACAAAACGACTGCCATAGATGTACCTTTAAGGTAATCTGGACGGGTATCCTACAATTTGTAGACCCTTCTCGTCTATACCTACTGAGCAAATTTAAGAAAGATATCCTGCAGCTCATCAATGACTGCCGACATCACATAACCGCACTGTTCCATGCGGAAACCAAAAGACTCGTAATACTGCACCAGTTCTGGTACTGGCTCTACAATGTGGACAACTTTACATTCAACAGCTTTACAAAATATAAAAGCACTCATAAGAGTGAGTAAAACCATGCGCCCTTTCAATGGGTGAGATTCATCTTCTCTAGAAAACCTTTCGATCATATGGATACGAAAGATGTTTTCTTCAACCCCATAAACACAAATTGCTGCTCCTGATGGTATTCCCTGAACCCGACCTTGCTGAACAAGTTTTATGCAGAACTCATACTTTTCTCTGGAGTTGCCATAGGTACTTAACGCATAGTCCCATTCAAGCTCACCATAGCCACCACACAGAATCTTGTAATCATCATCACTGAGCGGACCAACAGCAAGAGGTAAGCCGACATGATCAATAATCAACTGGATATTGTTACGTACTGATTGACCTATCTCGTCCAGGGTAAGCATCATGGCCTCTCAAGCGGAACACTAAAAGTCGCATTATATCTCATTCTTAAGCCGCGTATGGATTACACCTTGAAATGAAAACGCCGGGTTCCCAATAGGCTCCCACAAAGTATATAACTATTTGTTTTTCAAAAACGGTACATCCTATCGAGCATTGGTGCAACGCTAAACCGACCACTCCAGTGAACGTCAGTTTTTTCAGGCATTGCGCTGGTTTGGTTGATTTTTTGCATTTCAGAATTACCGTGCATTTTCAAATGTAGAGATTATTTTATCGATATATCATGTGGTTATGTTATTCAGCATCACTGTTCAGGAGGCTCAATAACGGGGTACTATACCATAACAACAGGAAGCGCCTGTCTCATTGCAAAAGAAAATTGAGATCCTCTCAAGGCATGAAGCTCTCACGAAGTGAATATCTAATCTTATTAGATGTTAGCGTTGTGAAAAGCAATGATAAACAATACAGATTCGACGATAAATAAAAATCACACATTAAACTCCGGTGATATCTCTCCCTGCTAATAGCACTGATAGAGAAAAAAAGAACCCAATAAACATTGGGTTCTTTTATGTAATACCTTTCATACCATCGAAGAACTTCACATATTATTTCTCCGATTTAACCCCGAATAAATCATAAATTAATTTAGAAGTGCCTGTATATATTTTAATCTTTTCCTTTGAGTTTGGGTCAAACGACTTAGCAAAGTCAATTAATTTCGGTGCAGCATCTCGCATTTTGCTTAAAATATCAGGGGCGAGCGTTCCTTCATTCACCAGATGTGACATCTTATCCAGATAGCCATCAAAATTCATTTCTCCCCCATCTGCCAGACGCTTCATCTCTCCCAGGTACTTCTTCATATCACGTTGAGATAATTCTTCAAACTGAGCTTTCAGGTAGTTATCATTATATTCATTAATATTCACTCTTCCTGCAAAATCTGAGTAGACACTAGAATATGAAAGGGAAATTAACAGCGAAGCAAATAATTTTAAGCTGTTGTCATCATGTTCCTGGCAGGCATTAACAAACGTTAAGAAACCAGAACCTATTGCTTGCAAATGTATATTCGCTAAAGGTTCATTATCTTTAGATTCCTCATAAAATAGCTGAACCGTGGAGGGAAGACCATTCTTGGTTTCTACATCAAAAGTACATCGTTCTATGAGTGTCGCATCTTTATTATCCTCGGGATTACATATACTATTAATCGCGAAATGAAAAATAGCCCTGTCAACAACTGATGCAATAAATTCACGATCGTTTAATTCCTCATCAGTACAATCTCCAATATACTCATTGACACACATTTTGAGATCGTTTATTTGCTTAATTAACGTCACATTTTTTTCACGTGCAGTCCATAAATTATGAGTGATTCTTTGAATAAATAAATCTATTTTTGCAATAATTATATCCCGATGACGCATCGTTGAATAATCAATAGATTTACCATATATACTATTTACTTTACCTTTGATTGCATCTTCATTATCGAATTGATTTGAATTGAGTGTTTTATTAAAGTATCCTGTTGCACCGGGTATTATCTTTAACAT